TTCTGCGCTCCTCCTAAAATTCCACCTAAAGCTTGCTGTTGCTGAGGTGTATACCTGTTAAACTGCTCAGTTTTTTCATTCTTACCGAACAGAAAATCCATAAAATTTGCCATCTTGACCCTCCTAGGTCGTTTCAATCCATTCTACTACCACAAAGCTTCTTGTAAAGCCTGTACGATCAACCCCTGTAGTGACAGTAATGTTGGTAACATCCATTTCAATAGATATATTTAAATTTAAGGTCGGAGAAGCAAAAGGCAAAGGAATCCAGGTAGTTCCTGGATCTGTTGCGGCGCCATATAGCTTCGTTACCGACTGATTGTTTGTAAAAGTTATTCCATGAGCTACAGTTTTTGAGGTTGCATTAGGTAAAGAACCAAAATCTACAACCAATCGATATACATCTCTATAAACTGCACTAGAGGAAGCCTGAGTAGAGAACGTAGGAACAAACTGTTGCCCTGTTACTGTGACAGTAGCATCATATAACCCTGAATCTTTTGAGTTCACTGCTGCGGAAATGTTATTTAGATACGTTCTGAGCTGTATATCTTTTTGCTCAGGATCCTTTGGGATAATATAGTTATCTTGCAGAAAGTTGTTTGGATTGCCAGAAAAGTTACTACTCATCCTGTAATCCTCCCACCTGGCTCAGCGTATATAATAGAAGCATTTAGCTGAAAGTCCGACCATGCAATATCTGTATCTCTCATCTGATCATCATCCATAAATATCTTAATCTGTAAGAAATTACACTCAGCTTGCAGGAAATAACGATGCCATATGCGTACCTGATCATCTCCAGATCCTAGAGAAGCTTCGGGCCTAGTAAATAGAGTATCGGATCCTAATAAAACACCTGACATAGCACTTTCATTTACAGAGGCATTATTTGTAGTATCGATCATGTAGTGTAATGTGACCTCGCCATCGGTTGTTCTATCAAGCAAAAAGTCCATGTAAGGCATGGAAAAGCCCTGACCAATAGGAGTACCAGGATTCCATTGCTTAGATAGAATATTGAGATTACTTATCCTTCTTAATTTGCCGTTTCCTGTATAGGTTCCGCTAAAAGAAGTATCCAGAGTGATGGTATCTTCATCTACGATTGTTTGAACTTGATAAACTGTGTCATTTAGAGAGGTTATACCCTCGCAGTCTTCCACTAAAACGTAGTCATCTACTCTTAGATTATGATCTACTACAGTTAATTGTTCGGTAGCAGCATCCATATCTGTAATAGATAAAGACTTTTCATTGGATGTTTTTTCAGTCCTTATTAGAAAGGTATAGCCTTGCTGATTGCCAGCAACAATATCAGGAAACTGAGACTGAGCTGTAGGGCTTACCCAAGGATCATTCCAGTTAGCCCATGTCCCATAAACTCGCCCTAAATCTGACCAAGCAAGGTCAGCATCTTTCTGAAAGTAGCCAAAACAGGTAAATGTATCCTCAAAAAAGCCCCAAGTCTGCTGAGCGTAGTTATAAGCCAGCACAGACGTTGGATATGTAGGATCGCCTATATCACTTGGGAACGTCCAATAAACCATCTGACGATAGTAATCTCGGACACCATAAACGCGAGCAGGACCATCATTGCCGTTATGGATGGAAAACACAGCGTTTGGAATTTTTTCGTCGATCCTGCCCACTTGAACTCCGTTACACGCATGAATCCCTACATTTCCCACGCCCACAGCTTTATCATCGAACCCAATAATTGAGAATGTGCTTTCTGCCCCGAGCTCGTTATTGAGTTGTTGCCATCGAAATGGTAGGGTTGCGTCTCCTGTGTAAACGAGCTCCCAAGTAGACCGCTCGAAATACACAATAAGTTGATCGCGGATGAACTCCGCAGTAATAATGTTTTGCTCCACCGGGGCGTCAACATAACCACCTCTTCCTGGGGTGTCATCAAGCCAGCCAGTTGAAGCAGCAGTTGGATCTCCGTTTTGACTCCATCTTGCGCGATTTCTATATGTTCTATCTGTTCCACTTTCATCTTCTACCGTATTTAAAGCTATAAGGCGGTCACGAAATCCAATGAGTAATCGAGCCGTTTCAAGGTATCTAGTAGCTCCTGAATCCAGTTGGGGGCGTAGATTTGTCCATGTTGTACTACCAGCAGGAATATACTTGATGTTATCAGCAGGAACATTATTAACAACGTACATGAAAGTCTCATATGGATTGGTTCCCCTATAATTGTAGGTCCAGTAAAAGTCTGCATTATCTCCCGTCCACAAAGCAGTACCTAATCGCTCCCAAGCACCAGACGATCTACGGTAAGCAAACTGAGTATCAAAGCCGACGGTATCTTCAAAGTTTACATTGCTGCTCTCTCTTAAGCGAAGTCCCATTACAGGCTCAGCAGGATAGTAATAACATGCTGTTGTGGCGGCCGCCCCTACAATAACAAGAGCGCCGGTTGTAGTGTCAAAAGTGGTCGTCGTAGAGGATCCAGTTGTGATCATAGTTCCTGGGGTGCCCGTCTCGACGACCGTAATTATTTCATCGTCTATTGAAAATTGTTGGCCAACTTTAAATACAGCCCCTGGCACTGTTACGGATATATCGCCGTTGCCATCCGTGTCTCCTAAGTCTATTCTTAGGCGAGAATCAAGGTCAGTATCTCCAAGGTAAGAAGTTCCAAATCTTTTCCTAACTCTTCCTCTCCACACATAAGCATTACCCAAAAACTCAAAAGCATCTTCGGGCAAGAGCCATGGCTCTATATTGGTCATCTGACCTTCTGAATATGGCCCGATTAGATAGCTTTTGAGAGGCATTACACTGATCCTACTGCTATATAGTTAATGCTTATTGTTCCAGAACCGTTATAGAAAACTTTGAAGTTGGTAGCTGTCTTACTTCCAATTCCTATAGCAACTGCTTGTGTTCCCGCTGTTAGGCTTGTTCTTACAAGGGTGATTGCATATACATTGGTAAATGCTACTGATGGATCAAAAGTTACCGTCTGTCCATTGGCTGTAATAGAAGCGTTCCCCCATTTTAAAAGGATCCCTCCTTGAAGCTGAGTATATCCATTAGACGAAGCTAAAAACCCTCCAGTCAATGGAACTTCAGTTCCTGATGATTCTCCACGATAATAAAGCTGGGTCGTAGAACCATCATCTTTAGTGTAGACAGCTCCTTCACTCGCTGCAGTTGATGGGGCAGACCCTTGCTCTGGCATCTGCAAAAACTTATGCTTTCCCTGATCACCGTCATTTAAATCTACGTGGTTAACAGAAAGGAAAGTATCTAAATCTTGAAAGTTTGCCAGTATCTGGGACTGAGATTGACTAGGATCGTCTGATGCTTGTGGTATCGCGTTATTATATGTCATTTTTTAACTCTCCTTAGTAGTTTCCACCCCAAACGCCAAATGGCTGAATAGTGTTTTGTGAATTGTAAATTGTTGCCGTACGCTGATTTGTTCTTTGTACGATCGTTCTTCTCAAGACCATCCGTTCTTGCTCTTTAAAGGCTGCCATAATTGTTGACACACCTTCAGGATCTTGCGTGTCCTCAAATACCTTCTTAGCAGCTCCGTAGGCTATATACTGCCACCATTGCTTTAGTTCAGGATTGTCAGCGCTATTTAAAAGCTGAACAGGCCTTTTATAAGCGTTAATCGTGACTAAGTAGCTAGCATCTGGAACAGGTCTAAGTGTCAAAATATTATCGTAAAACAAAAATGATTGAGGTCTTGATGCCTGATAGGGACGTGCAGTAAATGTAATCTGATTGCCTGATGGGATTGTGTTAGCAAATGTAATGGTTCCCGTACCTGCAATGTAGTCTACACTTCCGGTTACCGCTGTGTTTGTATTTACAAGCTCCCATGTTCCATCAGTCCGATTAGTAGGTACATCGACAGCATTTGCTGCGCTATCTGTGTCATCAATAGCACCTGCAGTCACTGAATACTGAAGTATTGGAGTGCTATTAAAAGTAAACGTATAAGGGCCCGATGTCCCATCACCGGTAGCCGATGTTTGAATCTCAGAATAGTAAGGATAGGCATTAAAAAACTGCTGCCTATCTTGTGACCACGTACATTCATAGCTAGCAACGTAAACTGGGGGCTTTAAGTCCAAATAGTAGTCAACTGCATTGACCGATCCACTAGGAGTAGAGATCTGCATTGTTTCTAAATTGTATTGATCGACATTCGCCTCTGTCATAAATACAAATGTTGTCTCTTCAGAAAAGAGCTTAAGAGAAGCTGGCATATCATACAGATAGAAAGTATTTACATACTCATCAATTTGATCGTCTGTAATCTGTTGTGTAGATGCCCTTCCAGTTAGCCTGCGGACTTTAGTTCGAATGTCTGTCAACGTCGTCATCTAGTCCTCTTCGTGAAATGCCAAGCTTTCAAAGCTGCATCTTTTTACCTTTTTACCCACATCAAGTGTTGGGTTTCCGTTAATATCCATGACGTGAGAATGCCTTGGATACCAGCAATTATTATTCAAATGCTTTGCAATCATCATAGGTACTTCATAAACTTCGCCGTCAACCATAGTGTACTTAAGAACTTGATCACCTTTGTACTTCTTGAAGTTAAATGTAAAAGAACCACCCATGGGCTCATAACATCTAAAAACACCTTTAACCATTTTATGATCTTGCTCACGTTCTTTTTTAGGATCGCGAGTTTTCTTTTCTTGTGTTGTTTTTTCTGTAGCTATACTCATTCTATCTCCAAATTGAAGGGGCCCGAAGGCCCCAAATTATTTAACCATTATCAACGCTAAATGACTTACCAGCTCTCCAGTAAATCACATCGTTTGAAGCACCAGCTGGGCTGTCAGTGCCAGCAGCAAGTTGCATTCCGATGTAAGATACATTGTCTGTTGCATCATCAAGGTTGTTTGCGTAAGATCCACTAGCAGTTTCACCAACTGGAACAACATAAGCAGGAGAAAACGGCACATCAGCAGTTGCTGGCCATGCAAATGCAGTAAACGCTGAAGAATCAATGTCTACTGTAATCGTGTTTCCTGTTGTAAGTGTGGTATCCACTGAAGTGATATTACCAATGAGACCATCAAGCTCAACCATTCCATAAGCAGAAGGAACCACAAACCGGACAGCTTGCCCAGCAGTATAGCCATGCTTTACAGAAAGAGTAACAACTGTGCTCGTCCCTGAAGACGTCGCTTTTGTGATGGTACGAGTAACAGGATAGAATTGAGGATCAAAGTTGATCTTTCTCCACGAACCTGTAGTACCCGCTCCGCCTAACTGAGACATATAGTCTAAGCTAAATGTAGTGGTTGTTAGAGTGTTGTGACCTACTGTAAAGTCAAAACCACCCAATTGCTGAGCACCTGTTACGTCTGTAAAACGAACCACATCACCAGCAACTAAACCATTTGTACCAGAGTTGGTAGCTACAGGAATAGCAGCAGTTGAAATTGCTGTGATTGTTGCATTCAAAGTACCTAAAGGACTACCGGATGTATCAAGTAGTGTGAAACCACCTGATGCCATGGCATCGGTTAGGTTAGCAGCATTTGCAGCGTTACTTTTTTTGTATTCGATGCCTGTATCATCAGACATTCCGCGTTGCCAGTAATACTCAACGCCAACAGCTGTTGTTTGGTCAGCATCTGCAATGGTGTAGTTGATGACTTGCATCCAATCTATATCAGAACGAATCTGTAAAACCTTAGTTGTACCATCCGAAGTGAACTTACCTTGTTGTAAAATTGTACCGTTCATGCTTTCTCCTTACGATAAAGTGGTTCTAAGATTAATAACCCAAGCATCGTTGGTGATACGAGGTACTTGTGCAAACTTGTAGCCGACAGATGCATTTAAGGCTAAAGGACCATCATATACAGGTGGTCTGTAGATAAACTCAGCACTTGCACCATCTTGTTCTACAACTGCATAAGCTTCCATACCGCAGCAGAACATGTTGTAGACGTCTGCCCCTAGGTTTGAAGCTGCTGTGCTTACAGAGCCAATTGAAGAAAGTAAAAATCTTAAGTTAGATACAGAACCCCATTCTTCTCTTAAAGCTTGCATTGGTGAAGGATATTGCGCCTTAGCAATAAAGCCTGTCACATTCTCTAGGTTTCCAATCAATTTTGTTGATGCTAAAGAAAAGTAAGCATCACGTACCGGAGCGGTTCCAAATCGATCCTCGCCACGAATATTATCAGCGATGGTGTAGGCATTGTTATCAGCCAATGTCCGAATTACTTCGTCTACATCTTCACGAGAAATCTCTGTAGGATTGTCTCCATTAGTACCGCCTACACAGTTAATTGAACTTGCTGTTGAAGCAAGCATGTTGCGTGTAAGTTCATCCTCTGTTTGTCTCAGAGAGACTCCTAGACGTTGAGCAGCTTCATTTAATACTGGATCTTGGTTTTGAAGGGTTACTTGCTCATTCAACAGAATGTAAGTACCATACCAATCAATTTCAGCATCGATGTTAACAGCTGTCAGAGTCTGAGGTGGAGGCGTAACGCCTGTATTACCCAAAGGCACTGTAGCAGTTGCTAACGGATTGTATCTACGCATGCGTAGAGTTGTACCACCATTGCGAGGCATTTTTTTTAGCATCGCCGGAATATTGTGGATCATATTTGGAACTGGCACAGAAAGTAGCTTGTAGCTGAAGCTTTGCTGCACCGGTGCTGGAAGCACGCTGGTTGTTGTTGTCATTACTAACCTCGGTTATTACCGAGCCTTAGCAGCCTCTTCCATCTCTTGTTGGAGATGTTTTTTCAGCTCAGGAGTTAACCCCTTAGCAAAAATGTTTGCATCCGCCAACGCTCCCTGTCCTTTGATAGCTTGCGAAGAAATAGGCTTTTTAGCATTTTGCTGCGCCACTTCCTTTTGCTCCTTATACTCGTCAGGCTGAGCTATACCCAGTGCTTTAAGCGTTTTGTAGGCCGAAACACCTTTTGCATAGAGATCACTTCCCGAAGTAATTGAAGCATACAATTCGGGCTCAGTGGTCTTTAATTTTTCAATGTTTTCGGAGGTAACAACTTGCTCGAAATCCTTAAACTTAGAGTTCAAACGGTCCGGTATAGAGGCTAGCTTCTCTTTTTCATAGGAACTTCTAAGGTTCCTGACTTCTTTATAAAGCTGCTTAACTACCTTTCCTTCGACTAAATCATCATCATCAAAACCATAGTCCTCTTCAGGTTCTGGCTCTTTAGGCTGATTGTATCTAGCCGACTTCTCCCTAAGCTCTCGATTTTCTCTCTCAAGCTGTTCCTTCGCTTCTCTAAGGCGTCGAAAGTTATATTCTTTATCACTCTCTTGCGCCTGTTGAGATTCAGGAGCCTGACTGGCTTCTTGTTCTGTGTTTTGAGCGTCTTGCTCTGGTTGAACGACTTCCTGCTGAATTTCATCAGCTACATTCTCGTGAACTTCTTCCGTCATACTCTCCTTTATGCGTCCTACGTCAACGCTAATTTACGTAGATGGTTTACAGTTTCCCTCTGTATTTTTTACAATATAATGAAATTTTTTATGTGACAAGCTCTTTGTTTAACTGTCTTGCCTTGATGTCTAACTTTCCAGAATTGAAGTCTTTTACATACTGAACAAGCGCTTGTTGCTCGGCAGTAAAATTATCAGGATAATAGGTCATTGCAGCTGCTAATGAGTTGTTCGGAATACACCACAAAAACTCTAGCTCATCATCTTTTTTTATATATCGATACACAGTCTGATCATACTCAGGAGTGGGACAAGAATTTCGGTAAAAGAAAAACTGTCTTACAACGTTTTGCAGGAGCCTTTCTTTTTTCGATAAGACTACGACAAAAAACTCAGTCCCTACATTCGTATCCTTAAGTGCTCTGTCAACACAATCCCAAACTTCTTCTTCATAAGACTTCTTAGAGCACACTCCTTTATGCATCTGCTGTTGAAGCTCCTGGGCATTCATTTCAAGCGATGTGTCTTGTTGCAACTTTAAAGCCTCAGCTCCAACAGTAGTTGTTTTTGGTTCGGTACAATCTGGTTCTATTAACTCTAGGTTTTTACTCATGGGACCTCCGTTTTCTTCGAAGATGCAGCATGTAGCTTATTTTTTGAAACCCTAAAGGAAACCATTCCCTTGTAAAGCAATAATTTATTAAGCTATCCTGATGAATATACATAAATTCGCTACTTCTTATATGGTGAAACTTAAGACTAATCCTCAACAAGAGAGTAAAAATGATTAAAAACAAAATGCTAAATACTAGTGCGATCGTTGGTATGGCTGCGGCATCATGCCTATTCGCGACACCTGAAATCGAAGAATCTTCACCTCATAGCTATATGTATAGCTTTTTCTGTAGTGAAGAGATTAAAGATAGCTCTACAAAGCTTGGCGGTGGTATAGGTATCAGAAAGATAGCAGAAAACCACATCGCTCTAGACTTTCGTCTATCAGCAAGCACGCCGCTTGCACTTGAGCCTAAACTTTCGGCATCTAATTCATTCGGCGCAGAAACAAACGTTTACTACTACTTTTATGAAAAAAACCAAATGAAGCTTTTTGGTGGAGTAGGTGGAGGTGTAAGACTTCATCACTTCGTGGATAAGCCATACTGGGAAAACTTAACCATTGATGCCGAGACCGAAGACATGGATATTGACGATATGTTTCCTGTTTGCAGAAGAGGTGTTAACACTAAGCTAAACGGAAAAGTATCCATTGGGTGTGAGTTTAGAAATGAACTAGGCACACAGTTTATCGAGATTAGCACAGACCATAAGCTATCTATGCCAACTCTAACAGTTGGCTGGGGCTTCTAGACACCCGGAACATGTTTAATGTTTCCGTTTTCATCTTCCACTGGAATCGTTGGTTCTGGTGGAAGTTCTTTTTGAAGCTCTTCCCGTATCTCTTCTGGACCTGGAATATGAATATCAATATGCGGACCACCAAAAGCAATAATCATTAAGAAAATAGATAGCATGCGACAAAAGCTCCTAAAGCGATAATTTTAATCGCCATGGTTAAATAGTTTTTAAAATCTTCTGAGTTTAGAAATTCTGATAGACTCATTTCTTTCCTTTTTTAGGTTTAGACACCTTTTTTGGTAGCTTTTTTCCCTTAGCAGTATGCTTTTCCCAAACCTTAGCCATCTGAGGCTTGTTCTTATGCATCCACTTTCTCTGTGCTTCTGATTTCATTGGCATAATCTCCTTATACCCTTTCCTCTGAATTACACACAAGAACTACAAAAGCAATATGAGTAAACATACGTTGCAATTTAATTAACTTTAAGCAATTCTTATTAAGAAACAACAAACCCATAAGG